TATTGGACTTGTCTTGAAGGCTACCACGATTTCAAATTCGATGAAACAATTTTATACCAAGCTCTGCTTGATAGTAAGGAAGGTATCGCAAATGAAAACTAACGCTCACAAACGCAAAGAATGCCCAAGATGCGGTGGCATTTACTTCGGTGCTTCAGCTTTATCACGGCTTGACAACCAAAGCCAAATCTGCCCCGACTGTGGCACACGAGAGGCACTTGAAAGTATCGGTGTTGATACTGCCGAACAGGATAAAATCATCGAGAAAATCCATAGTTGTCAATGCGGTAATTAAGCTGTAATATACACAATTTCACCAACAAATCTTTGTGTAGTATATTATCGCTAAATGACTTGATATAATGTAGATTTAGAGGTAATATGTCACTACCGAAAGGGACAAGAACACATTATTTGGAGGATACAAAAATGAAGAAAATTGAAGCATTTGAAAAGGCAATCGTAAACAAGATTCCCAACCTTCGAGAGGCAGGAATCAACCCCACACTTTTTTGGGCATACAGAACCCTTGAAGAAACCGGGAACGAGAGAATTGATTTTAACGAGTGCATTTGGGAACACGAAATTGAGGACATTGCAAATTGCCTCAAGGAAAACGGAATTTACGAATTTACAATTTCAAGCACCTTCTCAAGCCTCATTGAAACCCTCGCAGAGTTTCAGAAGCACGGCTTTCAAATGGCAGGCTTGACCGAAGTCAAAGCACGATACACCGAGGCTTGTTCAAACGAAAAGAAACGCATCCCGGCAATCAGAATGCTTTGCATATAAGGAGGACAAAACAATGACCGAATTTACAACTGTTGAAAAACTCGCCCTTGACATTTCACCGAGCTACGATGCAATCGTAAGGTACAAAGGTTTTGTGTGCCTTGCAACTTTAAACTACAAAGGCAAATACGAAGCCGAGGTTTACGAGTATGTTGACGAGCCGGATTCTGAATTCGCTGAAATCGAGTGCCGACTTTCCCTTTAACGAGAAAGCAACAGAACAGTTCGGCAACAGCGGTGAAGCCATTAAATGGTGTTTCGACACAATTGACGGAACGGAGGGTTAAATAACGATGTGTGATTTAAGTAAAATAACCCAAAGAACAAGAGACCTGTATTATCTTCTTGACCGCAAGGTAAAAGGTACGGATGATGAATACCGATACGGACTCGGAGTAAACGGACTCAATGAGGTTTGCTTCACCGACTTCCGCACGATGACCGATGTAAAGGGCAACAGGGCGGCACAGGCGGCAATCAAAGAACTGCTTGCAAAATAATAAAACTTCAAACTGAACGGAGCTGAAAGGCTCTGTTCCTCGTTACACGAAAGACCTGCAAGGGTCTTATTTTTATACCTATTTTTACAAAAGGAGGAATTTTATGAAGCAAGGCACAACCCCTACACATACATTTCATCTTCCTTTTGCTTCAAGCAATATAAAGGCTTTGGAAATCACTTATGCACAGCACGATACTATTCTTTTTACTAAAGAAATGAAGGACTGTATCCTCGAAGGTGATATTATCGCAGTTGAACTTTCGCAAGAGGAAACTTTTAGATTTGATTTCACTACTCCGATACAAATGCAGCTTCGTGTTTTAACCATAACAAATCAGGCATATGCAACTGACATCCTTCTCACGAACATTTCAAAAAGCCTTAGTAAGGAGGTCTTGGTATGAGTGAAATAGAAGTTGATTTTTCCGAAAACGAACAAAAAATAGAGACCAACTTCACCGATGGCACACGCTGCCTTAATGGTAAGTCTGCATATGAAATTGCTGTGCTGAATGGCTTTGAAGGAACTGAATCCGAGTGGCTTGAGAGCTTGAAAGGAAAAGACGGAATTGATGGTATAGATGGTATTCAGGGTATTCCGGGACTTGATGGAAAACACGCATATGTATTTACTACGGCAGGTTCAGGGTCATCTTTTACTGCTACTATACCTGACTACACAGAATACACCGCCGGTGATTTATTTGTAATGATACCCCACACAGCAGGAACAAGCTCCTCACCCAAGCTCAACATCAACAACCTCGGAGCTTATTCAATTCAAAGACGAGCCTATAATTCAACAATAAAGTCATTAAGAGCTTCCGGCTGTATTGCTAAAGGCATCCCGGAATTGCTTGTTTTTACAGGCAGTTATTTTGTTGCTTTGTCGCAATTTCAACCTTATGGTGGCTCGGATTTTTACACTACCATTGCCGTTTCAAAAGGTGGAACGGGAAAAACTTCGTGGAGTTCAAACAGATTGGTTTATGCTTCGAGTACATATACTCTTTCACAGATATACCCGCCATCAGCAGAATGTGTTTTAATGCAAAAATCAAGCGGAGCTCCATATTGGACACCAATAAACCAATTGACTCCCGGAATGATGGCTTTCAAAGGAAAGCATATCGACACAACCTCGCTTCCCTCATTACGAAGAGGCGATGTATATAAATTCGTAAACGATGTAACTGTTGAGAGTACAAACGAAATAACTGAAATCACCTACTGCATGGACTCAGATACTTCTTTTTATATGTACCAATGGGGCATAGAAATGTATAGTTCTGCAAGTGATATTTGCTTCACAGAACTTTCAAAAATTCTACCAAGCGAATACATCAACACCTATTGTGAAACACCATTTACTTTTGTTTTAATTCCAAAATCAAACGAAGCGAATGCAACCCCGTATGTCTTTCATTGCAGACAAGGATATAGCTACTATTACGAGTTTGAAGATGGAACTGGATATTACTATTCCTATTTTGATGGTTCTTGGGAAGGAGACATTTATCCCGATGACTACTACATAGCTACAGGGCAATACATCACTTTTCGTGTTCCCACAGGAAATTATCCTGCCGGGACTTATGTGTGTACAGGAGCAGATTGGGAAAGCCTGATATAACAACTCAAGGAGGTGTTCAAAACGAGAAAACTAAAAAAATATACCCCTACGAAGTTTATGGCAAAGGACTCCTCCTATAATAAGGATGCGGCTGATTATGCCGTAAACTTCATTGAATGCCTATGTCATACAAAAGGCACATGGGCAAGAAAGCCTTTTGAACTTATAGACTGGCAAGAGCAGATTATCCGAGACATTTTCGGAACGCTTAAACCTAATGGTTACAGGCAGTTTAATACAGCTTACATAGAAATACCAAAGAAGCAAGGAAAGTCGGAGCTTGCCGCCGCTGTTGCACTTCTTCTCACTTGCGGTGACGGTGAAGAACGCGCCGAGGTTTACGGCTGTGCTGCCGACCGACAGCAAGCATCCATTGTTTTTAATGTTGCAGCGGATATGGTTCGTATGTGTCCGGCTCTTTCAAAGAGAGTAAAAATCCTTGATTCACAGAAAAGGCTTATATTTCTTCCGACAGGAAGCATCTATCAAGTGCTGTCTGCCGACGTTGGAAACAAGCACGGATTCAACACCCACGGAGTTGTATTCGATGAGCTTCACACCCAACCGAACAGAAAACTTTTTGATGTTATGACAAAGGGTTCAGGTGATGCTCGAATGCAACCGCTATATTTCCTGATCACCACAGCGGGAAACGATACGAAATCTATATGCTATGAAATACACCAAAAGGCAAAGGACATCATTGAGGGCAGAAAGATTGACCACACATTCTATCCCGTCATTTACGGAGCTGATGAAGCAGACGATTGGACAGACCCAAAGGTGTGGAAAAAAGCAAACCCTTCTCTTGGCATTACAGTTGCAATTGATAAGGTAAAAGATGCCTGCGAATCCGCAAAGCAGAACCCCGGCGAAGAAAACTCGTTCAGACAGCTTCGTCTCAATCAATGGGTCAAGCAAGCGGTGCGTTGGATGCCGATGGACAAATGGGATAAGTGTGCTTTTGCAGTAAATGAGGATGACCTCGAAGGCAGAGTTTGCTATGGCGGACTTGACCTTTCATCCACAACTGACATCACGGCATTTGTGCTTGTGTTTCCTCCCATCGATGAGGATGACAAGTTTGTGGTTTTACCATACTTTTGGATTCCAGAGGACAACCTTGACCTTCGTGTTCGGCGAGACCACGTTCCATACGATGTATGGGAACGGCAAGGATACCTTCAAACCACCGAAGGTAATGTTGTTCATTACGGATACATAGAACAGTTTATAGAACGGCTCGGTGAAAGATTTAATATCCGTGAGATTGCCTTTGACCGTTGGGGTGCAGTACAGATGGTTCAGAACCTTGAGGGAATGGGATTCACAGTAGTTCCTTTCGGACAAGGTTTCAAAGATATGTCACCGCCTACAAAAGAGCTGATGAAGCTCGTGCTTGAAGAAAGAATCGCACACGGAGGACATCCCGTTCTTCACTGGATGATGGACAATATTTTTATACGAACAGACCCGGCAGGCAACATTAAGCCGGACAAAGAAAAATCAACAGAAAAAATCGATGGTGCTGTTGCAACCATAATGGCTCTTGATAGAGCAATCCGCTGCGGAAATGATAGAACCGAAAGTGTCTATGATGAACGCGGCATTTTGTTTATATAGGAGGGATGAAATGGAAAAACAAGTAAAACATATAGTTTCCCTCTCCGGCGGCAAAGACTCAACTGCAATGCTTCTTCGTATGCTTGAAGAAGGAATGCCAGTTGACATTATTCTTTTCTGCGATACCGGGTTAGAGTTTGATGGAATGTATCGACATATTGATAAGTTGGAAAAGTATATCGGTATCCCCATTACCAGACTTAAATCACCACAGCCATTTGAATACCTTTTCTTTGAGCATATGCCCAAGCGGAAGAACCCTGAACTCATAGGTCGCAAAGGTTACAGTTGGGGTGGTCCCCGAAACAGATGGTGTACGGCAATGTTAAAGACAAGAATTATAGACCGCTATCTTCGTGAACTGTCGAAAGAATATACCCTTAAACAGTACATCGGAATTGCAGCAGATGAAGCACATCGTGTTCGTGATTTCAATTATCCGCTTGTTGATTGGGGGATGACCGAAGCCGACTGCCTTGCTTATTGCAAAGAACGTGGTTTTGATTGGGATGGGTTATACGACATTTTTCATCGTGTTTCTTGTTGGTGCTGTCCGTTACAGTCATACGATGAGCTTCGTAAGCTCCGCAGACATTTCCCGGAGCTTTGGGAAAGATTAAGATATATGGACAAAAACACATGGAGGAATTTTCTGAAAAATTACTCCGTGGAACAGCTCGAAGCAAGGTTTGCTTTCGAGGATGAATTAACAGAGCAAGGCTTGCCGATTAAAGGTAAAGCCTTTTTTAATGCTTTGAAAGAACGCTTGAAAGGAGTTGAATGATATGGGAATTTTACAAGGTCTGTTTCGCTCAAGGGATAAGCCTCAAAACAGAACTGTTGGTAGTGCTTATACTTTCTTTATGGGTGGCTCGACATCGGGTAAACCTGTAAACGAAAGGTCTGCAATGCAGATGACAGCGGTGTATTCTTGCGTGAGAATACTTGCAGAAGCAATCGCAGGTCTGCCACTCCACGTTTACAAATACAACGAAACGGGTGGAAAGGAAAAAGCTGTTGACCATCCGCTTTATCTTCTGCTCCACGATGAGCCGAACCCGGAAATGAGTTCTTTTGTATTTAGGGAAACTCTTATGACACACCTTCTGCTTTGGGGCAATGCATATGCACAAATTATCCGAAACGGCAAAGGTGAGGTCATCGCCTTATATCCTTTGATGCCTAACAAGATGACTGTGGACAGAGACGAAAACGGACAGCTTTATTATACCTACCTTCGTTCTACCGAAGAAGCCCATACAATGGAAGGCTCATCGGTAATTCTTAAACCTTGTGATGTGCTTCACATCCCCGGACTTGGCTTTGATGGACTTGTTGGTTATTCACCTATTGCAATGGCAAAGAATGCAATAGGTATGGCAATAGCCTGTGAAGAGTTCGGTGCCAAGTTCTTTGCTAATGGTGCAGCACCAAGTGGTGTGCTTGAACACCCCGGTACAATCAAAGACCCGTCAAGGGTTCGAGAGGCTTGGCAGAGTCAATTTGGTGGCTCATCCAACTCCGGCAAGGTTGCTGTTTTAGAGGAAGGAATGAAATATACACCAATTTCTATCTCTCCCGAGCAAGCACAATTCCTCGAAACAAGGAAATTCCAAATCAATGAAATTGCTCGAATTTTCAGAGTGCCTCCCCATATGGTTGGCGACCTTGAGAAGTCGAGCTTTTCTAATATAGAGCAACAATCCCTTGAGTTTGTGAAATATACACTTGACCCGTGGATTATCCGTTGGGAGCAATCTATGGCAAGAGTACTTTTCTCAACCGATGAGAAAAAAGAATATTTCATAAGTTTCAATCTTGAAGGTCTGCTGCGTGGTGATTACCAAAGCAGAATGAGTGGTTACTCCATTGCAAGACAGAATGGTTGGATGAGTGCAAACGATATCCGTGAGCTTGAAAATCTTGACCGCATCCCTGCCGAGCAAGGCGGCGACCTTTATTTAATCAACGGCAGTATGCTTCCGCTTGGAAATGCGGGAGCTTTTGCAAATTTGAATTCAGAAAAGGAGGAAAACAACCAAGATGAAGAAGTTCTGGAACTGGACGAACAGCACGGAGAC